TCGCAATTGAATTGCTTAGGGAAGGACCTACCATGCTCCGTGATCTTGGGAGACACTTAATGCCCCGTCAAGGGTCAGGAAGTCCTCGCAACATTGCGGATGCGAATCTTGCATGGCAATTCGGATGGGCGCCTCTCGTAAATGATGTGGGCAGGATGTTTGATCTTGCCCACGCCACTAACGATCGGATGCGTTATTTACGCAACCTTGAGGATGGTAATCGAGTTCATCGCAGTCTCCAAAGTAATAAGGAGATTCGCAATGAGAAAACCTCGAACGCTGTTAATATAGGGAGCCGTGCCGCTGGCATGAATCCTCAGTGGTGTTTTACCGCTGACGTTCGGGTTAGAGAATTTGTCGATGTTTGGTACTCAGCTAATGGAAAATTACTGAATACTATTCCCGACAATCTGTTCACGACCAGGTCTCTGTCAAATCGACAGATGCTTGGTTTACGCTTGCACCCGACCACGATGTGGAATGCCATACCGTGGTCTTGGCTAACTGACTATTTTTCGAACTTCGGCGACGTACTCGAGGCTTCTGAGACGCTTGCGTCTCTTAAAGTTACTCGAATGTGCGTAATGCAGAAGAACACGACTTTTAGTCTATTAGAGAATGCAAGGGTTTCCCCCGGGGTAACTCATAATGCCGAATCGGCTATTATGAAACTTACCCAGAAGGCGCGAACAGTCTCTGCAAATCCAACTCCTAGACTAGCTGCTACACCCTGGCTTAATGCCAGGCAAGCAGGTATTCTGGGTTCCTTAGCAGTTGTCGCTGCCTTTCGTGGCAGGACTTCACAGTGGTAAACACTGTGCTGTTGCCTAATGCGCGACTCCCCTACCTCTGAGAAGAGGCAGATCCCTTAGAAGGATAGAGAGTACTATGGCCCTAGCAGATCCGCTTACCTTGGCATACGATGCTGGTAACGTTACCATGAATCGTATCAACCAAGACAGCTTTGGCGCTGTCTATTTCGGCGAAGCAACGGATAAGAAGCTTACCCTTTCGGTTAAGCATACTATCCCTGCCCGCGGTGAAGACGGCGAGTCCCATCTTGTTCGACTTGATGTCGAGCACTATGCATCGGGCGTGTACGTTCGTACAAGCTCGGCGTGGGCCGTTATCCGAACGGATGACGGTGTCCAGGACGCAGAAAGCTCAGAAGACGCGATGGAAGCCATCGTCGATCTTCTGTCGGATGCGAACATCACAAAGATTGTCGGCCGTCAAAGCTGACTTTCTTGTGATATAACGTACTTTTACAAGGTACGTTATCACATCTGACTGCTTCCTCATTAGCTGGAAGTGGGTCTACCATCGGTTATAGTCTCCCGAAAGGTTGACTATGAAAAGAACCGACAAAGGCCGAGTAGATCTCGATCTCTATGCTGCGCTGTTTAAAGACATCGTAGCGTGGGATGGAAATCTGCATCGGGACTTGAACGCTGATTTTCAGCGTTTACGTCGAACTGTTGACACCCGTGGGATATCCTTCATTATGATTGATATGCCGGACGCTGGCAAAATTCTTGACAGCGCTCTTTCACGTGGTGCAATCTCCTCGACGTTCTTGCCAATAACTTTTGGGAAGATCGTAGACAAGAGTAGTAGAGAATTTCTCTCCTGTCTCTTCGAGAAGATTTTCGACGGTTCGGGCAATCTCGACGATTTGGTAGATCCAACAGCTGTGTTCTTCCTACGACAAGTTCTTTACTTGTCAAAGAAAGTAAGGGAGGAATGCGATGAGCATTCAATCCGAACAGAAGTTGAGTCGTTCCGAAAAGTTGATGCGAACCTTAGAGTTCATAGTCTCAATTGGGACTCTGATACTCTCAATGCTTCGACAGAAGCAAGAGGGCTCTCATTTCTTGACGGATACCGATCGTCCTCCGACCTAGTCTCGTATCGAGACATGGTTCCTCGTAAGCTTCTTGCTTACTTAGACCAGGTAACGGGAATTGTTTCTTCACAATTCTCCGAACTGGATTGGAGGGAGATTGACCCCAGGCATGGAACTGGAGCTGTGGCAGATCTTCGAACCGGTACAGATAAGTACCAGTTCCGAAACTGGCCTAGCAAGCTTGAAGGAACTTTTCCTTCTACTTACTTTGCTCAGTCTCGCGAGGATCTACCGCTGGATGCGATCCCTTCTTTGTCTCTTCATGAGCCTCCGGCTCGGCTTCTTGCCGTTCCTAAAACTCTTAAAGGGCCGAGATTGATAGCATCCGAGCCAACTGCTCATCAATACCTTCAACAGGGATTGATGAAATGGTTAAGGTATAACTTACCGAAGCCATTGAGAACATGTATCGACTTTACGGACCAAGAGCCCTCACGGGTTCTTTGTCTGTTGGCCAGTAAGGTAGGTTCTCTAGCGACCGTTGATTTATCATCGGCCTCTGATCGCCTCTCTTGCTGGGTTGTCGAGCGAGCATTAAGGACTTCTCCGTCCTTACTGACCGCGCTGCACGCATCACGGACCCGATGGCTTACTAATGCCACTGGTGTCGGTGAGAAGTTCTTTATTCATTTAAAG